ACCTTCACTCAATGTAATATCGTATGAATCTACTAAACATCCTTTGAATGTTCGAATGAAATTACTTCCTGCTGTTGGCGTTTTCTTACTGTCTTCTAATCCGAAACTGCTTAATGATTGAGTGTTAATTGCATAGTTTGCATCATCACTATTACTTTCAGTAATAACATGACTTCCTGCTGCTGCAGTATCTGATGTACTTCCAATAGCAAATCCTAAGAATTTCCAATCTTGTGGATAGTAAGTAAATGTCCCTGTATAATCCAATGGTCCATCTGCAAAAGCATCTACATTTCTGTTTGTACTTCCTTGATATCTGATTTGAACAACGCCTGCTCCTTCATCTGGAGTATGGTCTTGAACTAATCCAATCCACTGTCTAGTACCACTTGAATTTGCATAAGTTCCACTTTCATAAGTAAAAGCTAACTGATTCTGGTCTGCGAGAAATTTATATCCCATTTAATTTCTTAACCTCCTTTTGATTTTTATTTATGAACATGATTATTGGCAGATGAATAAAAACTGCACCTCCATGACTTTAGATTTTGTTTGTTCATCATTAACATTAACTGCTGAGGTCATTGTAAAATCATGTAAATTCGCATCTACAAAGGCAGTTGAGCCACCAAACTGATTAGTTCGTAGCCAATCATATACAGCACCAAATAATTCATCACGTTCAACAACATTTCTAGCCCATATTCTTATTTCAACTGGAATAGTTAATGATGTGCTTTCGCTTTGCATCCCTAATCTTTGCTGTTGAGAGATACCTGCATCTACAATTGTAATCATAGGGTATTCTACTTTGTTTTTTGGATATGAAGTCATAACAAACTTGCTACTAGCACTTCTAGTTGTAACAATAGGGTCTGTAATATTTATAGATAAATCGTTCCTTAGTAAGTTTACTGTATCTGCTAAGAATGTTGCACTGTTTACGTTTGTAATTGTCATTATGTCACCTCGCTTGGTAGTATTTTAAGATTCTCGCTTGAACCTTATTAATACTAAACGCTTAATGTTTAAAAACTATTAGTTATAAATTATATAATAAAAAGAAAAAATAAAAAAAGAGTAAGAATTAAAGAAAATCTATTGTTTTAAACAGCTCATTGTATCATCATAGTCATTGTAATTGTATTTAACTACAAAACAATTATATTCGTGTTCAGTCATATCAATCCATGTCTTCCCATCAGTTCCATCTTCTCCGTCTTCGCCTTCAACATCATCAATCTTGCCTTCCAAATAATCTTCTAATTCATCTAAATCGTCTTTAGTAACTTCAACATCTGGAATTTTTATTGCATCAACCTTATCTTCTAACTCACCAACTAACATCTTCATCTTTGCAATTTCATATTCATTGTCATCAGAAGCATCTGAATAGAAATTAACATCATTGTCTAATGTTACAACATATCCTAAAGATGCCACAGCTACTATAATTGCAACTATTGCTATCATCATTTCAATCTTCATAATATTCCACCTCCTTGCAATTTCTTCCCTCTAAGCATAAAATAAATATCATTGTTCCACCTTCTTAAAATTTATCTCAGCATAATCCCCTTGCTTCAATTTCATCTTCTTACAAGCTTCTTTAGGCAAAACTATCATCAACGAATCTACTCCAACCTTTACTATTTTTTTAATTATCTTCATTCTGTTTTTCCTCCTGCATAGCTTTCCAAACTTTCAAACTGATACTATCCATATGACATTCTGGACTTCCACTTTCAAATCTACTTACCCATTCTCCAAAATATCCACATTTCTTTTCAAACTCAATGTCTTTTTCGGGAAACCTTCGCTTAAAAAATTCCCCTGTTATTTGTTCGCTTGTCATTCTAAATCCTCCTCTTCATCAAAATCTACATCCTTATCTTCAATCTCAAAATCTGTCATTAGTTCTTCATAATTCTTCATAATACAAAGAATCGTTTCTCTATCTAGCCCTGACAACATTCCAACATTTGTAATGTTACACATATTAGTAAGACCACTTACTCTTACATTTTCATATGCTTGAAATTGTTCTTTAGTTATTTTATTTTTCATTTTATTGTTTCCATATTTATTTTTGCCATCATCTCTTTTTTTGTTAGGAAATAATCCCATGTTTCATCAAGATTTTCGTCTGTATATAAGATATACTTGTAACGCTTTCCAAAATCCTTTTCCATAGCTGTTGGATTAACTTCAACGAAATGGATTGTTTTACCATCACTTCTTTTCCATCTGTTAAACCAAGTTTTTTTCCATTCCATTTTATTGTTTCCCATACGCTTCATTTATTTTAAATTCTAGATAACTTCTTAATTGGTTATGAGGCATTTTTTTCACTGCATAACTAACTTCATTTAACTCTGCATTATCCAAAGTTAAATTTATCTTATTTTTCTGGTAACCACTTGCTAACTTTCTTATTACTGTTTTTTGTTCGTTTGTTTTTGTTTTCATTTTTGTTTGTTTGTTTTTTTAAGGTTTTATCCTTTTATTTACTCTATAATTATATATAATTATAACTATATAAACCTTTTGGTTTTGCCCTATTTATAGAATTATTCAATCTAATACAAAACCCTTAATGGCATATAAAAACACCCTATATGCCCCTTAAAACGCTTAAAAATTACCTATTTATCCAAGTCACGCCCTTTTTTACCTCTTTTTCTATCTCTTTTTGAATTTTATGTGCATTTCTTTTTTCAGTATGTTTGAAGTGTGCCCGTGGACCACCAACGATATCTTTACTATATTCCATAAATGCAGCAGTATCTTCTGTCGTTGTCTTAGCGCCTGAATATGATTTTCTTTCTGGTGCAATCATCATTCTCATATTGCCAACTTTCTTCGCTTTAATACTTTTAATTAAAGTTCCAGTATCTACACTTTGATGCTCAGCCCTATTTCCAGCCAAACTTTCTTTTACCTCATCCTCAATAAAAGCCCCCATCCTAACAACTTCTGCCTCAATATTATTAGTTATTTTTTGGTTCCCTGCATTCATCCTTCTAACAACTTCACCAACGCCAGTCATTTGAACGCTGATAGATTTTCCAGATGTTCCTTTTACATTAACCATTCTTATCCCCCCATCTAAATTTAATTGGATTATGTATTCTAATATGTTCTGAACTACTAACAATTTTTAAATTATTCAATTTATTATTCTTCCAATCTCCATCTATATGATGAACAATCTCTTCTGAAGATAATTTTCTTTTTATATTTTTTTCCATTATTTTTCTTGCTTGTTTATGATACCATTGATTTTTACCACCTTTCCAATTAACATTTTTTTCTTTCTTTAACCATAATGCTTCTTTCCCTTTATTCCAAGCTTTTTGTCCTTCTTTAAAACATCCAGAATTTGTCGGTCTTCCATTTGGAAAATATTTACTTATACCTTTTTTTATTTTTTCTATTGTTTCTTTTGAGTGTCCATAAGTATTTCTCTTTCTTCTTGTTTTTACCATTTTAATATATGATTCTTTTGTATGACTTAATATCCTTCCTTCCTTCAAAGCATTTAATTGTTTTTTACTACATTTATGTCCTTTTAAAGAAATAGAATTTAAAATACCTATTTTTCTTTTATGTTCTTCTGTTTGTTTATATCCTTTTTGTGGCATGAGTATGATAAGAGAATAAACTTTATAAATATTATGTTTCCCCGATTAAACTTCCTGTAGTTAATTGCCTAATATATATTTTTTTGTATATAGATTCAGCATTTATCGTCCAATCAATAACCCCATTCTCTATAACGAAATATTCTGCAGAAGGAGGACTACCAAGACCAATTTTCATAGTACCAGAAGTTTGGACAGCACCTGCTATATACACTTTGCTATCATCAGTTAATAATTGTCCTTGTTGAACTAGCATAGCTTCGCTACTGCCTTGTGATTTATCAAGAGGCTGAACCACACCACTTTCCCAAGTTGTTCCAGAATAAGTTAGAGTAGCATCATCATTATAATAACTACCAGCACCGAAAGATGTATCATAATATTTGAACCTAACTTGTTGTCCATACTTTACTGTCTCAGCAAAGGCGTCTTTAAAATAACTTCCAATATTAGTCATAACTAAATATACCCTCCTTTAATAAGTTCTTTCAGAATAAACTTTTTTGTATCACTTGCTGGCTTATATCCTACGGGAATATTATTATTTTGAATCCAATCATAAATCTCCATCTCAGTCCAAGTCTTATCTGGAGTCACAATTTCTTCCTCCTCTTCGACTAGCTCAACTGGTTTTATGAATGTAATCCGTTCATAATCCCCACTATTAAGAAGATGTTTTACTTCACTATCTTCTACATTGATAATCATTCCTTTTGGTTTATGTCTTCCAATATATCTTAATTCCAATTTTTTATCCTCCTATGAATATGAGTTTACCTATTGCAATACTAATTATTGCTGCTAAATAATAGCCAAGGTGTTTAATCCACTTAACATCGTTTCTTAATAATTTAACTGATTCTTCCACCCTTGTCATTCGATGATTAAGTGCCTCGCAAAACATATCAAAGTTCTTTTGTGTAAGTTTCATTATCCGTTTGATTTATAAAAATTTAAACTTTGACCTAAGTTCTCCAATGATGCTTGTGCAGTCTTTCTTAAAATTACTGGCGTTTCTTTTGATAGATTAGACAAGAAATTTATCACTGTTGTCTCTGTACTTCCTTTACTACTAACATTAAAATCTCCTAAATGCATTCCTCCTACACTTGATACACTGCTAGAGTCTGATATTAATACTTCGCCTCCACTTATTGCTACTGTAGACGACCACATGAATGCTTCTTCTAGTGCATCGGCTTTAGAAAAATCTGTTATAATGTCTTGGTATGCTTCTGGTATAGCAGTTGAAGGAATAGTCTCGCCAATATAATTTTGAACTTTAATTCGTTGTAAATCTACTGTATCAACTAATCCTCCACTTACTCCTACAGGCAAAAACATCTTGCTAGATATATGTGTCGCTATGCTTCCTACCGTATTGAATACCATTTTAATTAATAATAAATTAAATATAGACTATTGTTAAACCACTTATATGAAAACCATAAACTATATTAGTTCCACTACTTCTACCGTCAGGTAACTGATTAACTTCTTCAAACCCCATCCCGTCAACTGTACTATTTAAACCTGCCATTTTATGCTATTGAACCTAATTTAACCCAAGTATCATTAGCAGTTAAAAACATATAGTGTTGACTATTCTCTCCATCCCAAGCTACTCCTGATAATGGTACTCCAGTCACAACTCCGTTAGGGTCTCCTAATACATTCGTTATTTTACCAATGTCTGTTCCTCCTGAACCAGCTCCCATTCCATTAGCCATACCTTGAACTGTACCTAATACTGTACTTCCTGTTGTCATTTATTTTGACCTCCTTTTGTTTCTATTAACATTTATGTTTGTCTCCTTCTACTGAAAAATCTAAAAAATAAAAAAAATAAATTAAACTGAACAACTACGATGTTGTAATTTTACAAATCGCTTTTGTTCTTAACTCACTTACCACAATCCGCTGAGTAATGTTGGCTGCACTCATTTCATAAACTGGCAACTCAAAGTTTTCTACTGTAACTGGTCGCTTTTCTGCTATCATATAAGCGTGCATTCTATCAGTCACATAGGCGTACTTACTGTAAGTTGTTGATGGTGCTGCATTAGTTGAAAATTTCAGAACATTCAATCCAAAGATTGTTCCTAAAAATCCTCTTTCTAACATATCTCTATTTCCAACCTTATTTGCTTCAACAAAAGTATCAATGTTTCTTAAATCATTCAATACTTCCATTCCTACAAATATTGTAGTTGGTGTATAGTCTTCATCATCCAAGTATTGCATAGCCCGTGCGATGTTTGCAATCGTAATTGCTGCTCCGCCTGCTACTGTACTATTTGCTTGGTCTAATCCATTAGAAAGAATAAGACTTGTCTCATTCTCAGCCATTCTCTTACCCGCAACCCTTACATTATGGTCAAGTAAATTCCACTTTCCGTCTTCTAACATCTCCTTAGTAATCCTGATACTTACTCCATATTTCACTGGCTTAAGATTGTCAGATGTATATTGTGTCTGGTCAATAGGAACTTGCGAACCTTCTCCAACCACTCTAACATCCATCTTATTAGGTGTTACTAAGTCAACGTCAATACTACTTCCTGGAATGTCACCTGTACCAAAATAAATTGCTGCTTCACTTCTTGGTATTAAGTTTTTATCAACTTCATCTATTAATGTGTCGTAAATCTTTCTTGGAATTAACAACTGACCTTCAGTTCCTAATCCTGTTTGTAATAATTCGTGCACTGCTTTTAATTTTTCCATTTTAACCGTGTACATCCAATACTACAAACTCATCATTACTTCCGCAAGTAAATGTCCTTCCAATCTGATTAATCGCACTTGAGTATCCTAAAACGTGTGAACCAATGTAAATAACTTCATCATCATTGTTACATCCTACTAACTGTCCTGCTTCAACTACAACTGTTCCACTAACTTCAACTAAGAATGTTCCTCTTGTAGCTAAACTTACTGGTGCTCCTGATGCTGCATTATGTAAAGCTACACCTACAAAATTTCCACTTCCAGTTGTATGGAATAATCCCACATCTGTCGTTGCAAAACTATCAATTCCACTTGCCACAACTCCTGCTGCGCCTGATGCTCCTAAGAACCATCCTCCACTAACAGCTTCTTTTGCGTACCCAGTTATAACTCGTGGTGCTCCACCGTCATAAATTGGTTGATATCCGTATGTATTTGCTGGCATATTTTTTCCTCCTTTTTAAGCATGATTGTGATAATAATTTAAAAAAAATAAAAATAAAATGTGAGTTTATTATCTCACTAACCTTTTAAGTTTTGAATCTGAACCTTCCTTCTGATAATCCTTATAAAGTGAAAATCCTCGTCCGTTTTCTGCTCTCTCTAAAGCGTATCCTTCCTCAGCAGCACTTTCTTCTTCTGCAGGTTCTCCTACTTCTCCTTTTGTCTCATCAGCAGGTTCTTCAGCTTTAGGCTCTTCAGCTTTAGGTTCAGCTACTTCTGCTTCAGCATCTTCTTTCATTGTTTTCAGCTTTTCTTCTGCTTGCTTAATTTCCATTTCTTTAAGTTGAATTTGAATTGCATTAAATTTTTCATCTAACGCTTTCATCTTAGAACTTTCTTCAGCTACAGGTTCTTCTACAGGAGCTTCTGCTTCATCCTTCACTTCTTCTTTAGGAGCATCAACTTTTGTTTCTTCTTCTGTCATATTTGCACCTCCTTTTGAATCATCTTCAGATAGTTCCCCTTTCTCCCCATCTGTATTATTAATATTAACAATTTTCTTTTCCAATTTCAACGCTTCTTTAATTTGAAAGCCGTTCACCATAGCTGTTGCCAATGATGCTCCAGGGTCTCCAGGAACAGCAACTAAACTAATCTCCATTCCTTCTAATCCAAGCGCTTTCATGCTCCCATCTTCTTCCTCAACCAAGTCCTTAACACCTGCCCCAATACTAACCTCTTGTATTCTTTTGTCTGTAATCATTTGCTGAATTTCCTTATCCATAATCATAGCTTCAAACTGAATCTTTCCCATTCCTGTTTCGCTTCTATCAAAATGTACGTTTTCAGTTGTTCGACCAACAATATTTTTAATCTCATTTTTATGGTCTAATAGAATTGGTTTATTTCGAAAAGATGGCGCTGCTTTTTCCAATTCTTCTGCAATATACTTAACACCATTTCTTGTAGTCGTTTCATTAATGGCAGTTCCTTTGATTAAGTAGTTATCACCAAACATATTGGCTTCAGATATTGGTGCACTAAATTCTAATATCTTCCAATCTTGAGTATTCTTATTTATCATCTTAATATATTTAATTGTCTTTTATTTAAAAACTATTAGTTATAAATTATATAATAATAGCCATTTATTGCTGAATCCATCCATTTGTGCACAATTTATTGCCTTCTAAGTTCCAACATTTTCCATTCGGCAATCCATAATAAACTGATAAATCATAACAAGTCATAGTTATATCTCTATCTTTACAATAATAAATTAAATCTATTGGCTCAACACTTTTTGTTTCATCACAAGTTTTTATATCAACCATTCCACAATTTTCTTCACAAATTTCTTCTTTTTCTCCTGTCAAAGTAGAAACTCCCTTTACATCAATCACTTCGTTTTTCATATAACAATTATCCCAACATTCATATTTCTGTCCTTGTGGTATACATTCAATTATTGGCTGATAATCATTCCAATCTTTTGTTTTAAGATAAGTATCTTTATCTTTACAAACTTTATTATTTAACTCTTTTTGAATATCTCCATTATTATCAAACCACCAAAGTACCCAATTTCCATCAGGAGTTTTATAGCAACTTCGAGTATAACCAACATCTGAATCTTCATAAACCATATTTGGACTCATTGGAGAAACTGCACCATAATAAACTGTTCCTGTTACATTTGCATCTCCAGCCACTAATAATTTTTGAGTATGTCTTGTCGTTCCAATACTTAAATTTCCATCTGCACTTAATCTCATTCTTTCAGCAGTTACTCCATTAGAATCAGTTGTTCGCCAAGCGTGATATGCATTTTTTATATAATGTATAAAATTTAAAGCACCCGTAGAATATTGAATCCTACCAATTAAAGTATTTGAATTATTTCTATAATCATAATAAGCATTTTGGTCTGAACGCAACTGGATAGCAATTGGTGCACCTAAATCTCTGAATAATACATCTGCACCTGTTCCATTTGTAGTAACTCTAAAAGGATTTACTGGGTCTTTTGCTATTATTTCAACTTGTCCATCTCTTCCATTAATCATTAAAACACTTGAAATATTCATTGTTTTTGTAGTTACATTATCTGCGATTTCAAACCTATAAGGCATTGCAGTTCCAACGACAGGGTCTCCTGATGCTGGATTTGAAATTAATAAATTACTTGCTTCATCAATCATAATATCACTTGCAATATCAATTCTACTATTTGCCCTTATGTTTATACTATCTGTTGCTAAACTATGAATCCAATTATTATCATTTCTAAATTTAATCTTTTCATCTCCAAACATTTTTAAATCATCATTCATATCTATTTCATCATTTGCAGTATCTCCAACTATTCTAACATCACCAGTCGAACCACTAAAAACTAAATTCAAACCTGCATCTGAAGTAGAATCACCAATATTAATTCCTCCACTTGTAACTTTTAAATTATTATTAAAATTCGCTCCACCCCTTGCATTAACCTTTCCAGTATTCGCAGTTACATTAAATAAACTAGCACCAGCATAATTCATACTCATCATATTATTTATAAAGTCAAAAATAAATCCTGTGTCTGCTAAAGCACCTCCGTAAACATCGTCTTGGAATCTCATCATCCAATAATCTCCATTAGAAAGTAAAGGGGCTAAACCAACATATTTAGAAACTAAAGTTTGTGCAGAGATATTATAATTACTTGAAATATCTATGTTTTGGTCTGCATTACTTCCATCTAATTTCAAAAATCTATCATCTGAACTTAAAGTCATATTATAATTAAAGTCGTCGTAGGGTATTGATTGGTTATAATTAAAATCATCGTATGGAATTGATTGATTGTAAAACCATTGAGTTACATTCTCTCCTTGAACATATAAATCAGAACTAATATTTGCAATATTCAATTTACTTACTCCAAACACACTTATATTATTTGAAACATTTATATTACTATTATAAGTTATTGCAAGTATGGGTGCTCCAGCAGATTTCCATTCAACACGATTTTTTGATGCACTACCTGAACCAGTTAAAAACCATATAGCATCTACATAAGCAGAATTTTCACCAAAAATCATTCTATCATTATTTCCACTATAACCCATAACAGTTCTTGAAACAGTTGGAGATACCTGCGTCTTAAAAGCCCCTCCTTGTTCTGTTGCATTCATAACAAACTCATTTGAATAAGAAGCACCACTAATATAAGAACTTGTGCCTGAAATAATCTTACCATTAAAATGTCCTGCTTTAATATCTCCATCAGTAGTAACATTAAAAACAGGAACTCCTGAAACCTTCATACTCATCATACTATTCGTTAAATCAAATAATAATCCTGTATTGTCAAACGCCCCACCATAAGCATCATCAATATATCGCATCATCCAGAAATCTCCATCAGATATTTTTGGTGTAAATCCTACATACTTTGCCCCATAAGATTGTGCTGAAAAATTATATAAATTTGAAATATCTATATTCTGATTTGCATTGCTCCCATCTAATTCAAGAAAAGTATCTACAAAACTTTCGTTTAACTGACTAAAATTTCTAATGTCTGGATACAATCCAAAAAAATCAAGTTTTCCTGTCTGAGAATTATAAGTTGTAGGCAGAGCACTAGTAGATGCAATCATCATAATAACTACTAACAGTGTTATTATCCATAACCACCAAAGATTCTTAGAAACAAACTCATAAATTTTATTCATTATGAATATGCCTCCCCTGTTCCACTTCTGTCATCCCAAATTTTATCAAAAATATTATTTCCACTAGAAAATAACCCACTCACCATCTTTTGTCCTGAATCATAAACATTCTTTCTTATCATCCAGCCAGCACTACCAGTTCCAGTTCCTGGAACAGCTAATCCTATATAAATTGGATTATAA